ACAATACGGTAAAGATTTTCAAGAAAAGATATTTCAGTGTCTTTTGAATGATCATAGATGGGCAGGACAAATGCACGAGGTTATGACTCACGAATACTTTGAGTTAAGATACCTAAAATATCTATGCATGAGATACTTTGAATATCATGATAAATACAAGACATTTCCTACAATGTCTCTTCTTGTAACAATGATTAAAGATGAATTACGTGAAGGTAATGACATTATTTTACGTGATCAAATTATTGAATATTTGCAAAGAGCTAAATTAAATCCTAACCCAGGTGACTTAGATTATGTTAAAGAAAAGTCTTTAGATTTTTGCAAAAAACAAGCTATTAAAGCTGCATTGGAAGAAGCAGTAACTTTAGTAGCATCCGAAACTTATGATCCAATTATTAGTATAATGAAAGAGGCAATAAGTTTAGGTAATAGCGATACAGTTGGCCATGATTTTTTTGAAGATTTTGAAGCCCGTTTTCAAAAAATATCTCGTGTGACATGTCCAACTGGTATCGCTCATTTAGATAAAAAAGAAATATTAAATGGTGGGCTAGCTAGAGGAGAAATAGGCGTCATTGTTGCACCAACTGGTGTAGGTAAATCTCACTTTCTAGTCCACCTAGGTGCCGAAGCTATTAAAATAGGTAAAAATGTTTTACATTATACATTTGAATTAAGTGAATCAGCAGTTGGTATAAGATATGATTCGCATCTTTGCAATATTCCATCTAATGAAGTGATAGCTAATAAACAAAAAATTAAACAAAAATATGAGGAAAGTGAGTTCGGTCGATTGATAATTAAAGAATACCCTACAGGATCAGCTTCTGTTATGACAATTAGAAATCATATCGAAAAGTTATCTATGAAGGGTTTTACTCCAAGTGTCATTATGATAGACTACGCTGATATTATGCGTTCTACTCGTCAGTATGACTCACTTAGACATGAGCTAAAATTAATATACGAAGAGTTGAGAAATCTAGCAGGGGAAATAAATGTACCAATATGGACAGCTTCGCAATCAAACAAAGAAGGCTCAGAAAAAGATGTGGTGGGTTTAACGAATATGGGTGAAAGTTATGGTAAAGCACAAGTTGCTGATGTTGTTTTGACGCTTTCGAGAAAGGAAACAGAAAAAAGTACAGGTTTGGCTAGACTGTTTGTAGCAAAAAATCGCGCTGGAAGAGATGGATTACTTTTCCCCGTTAAGATAGATACATCAAAGTCTGATATAAGAGTAGTTGAAGATTTAGGTGAACTTTCTATTGCTGACGCTGTACAATCTTCAAACAAAAACACGAGATCATTATTAAAATCAAAATGGAAAGAAATAACGGGAGAATGAGAATGTACGATTACAATGAAACACACGAAAAAACACTAGAATATTTTGGAGGAGACGAGTTAGCTACAAGTGTATTTGTCAATAAATACGCTTTGCAAGATGATAAAGGAAATTATCTGGAGCTTACACCAGATGATATGCACAAAAGGCTAGCAAAAGAATTTGCTCGCATCGAACAAAAATACGAAAATCCAATGAGCTTTGCAGAGATTTATGGTTTATTTCAAGGTTTTCGGTTTGTAGTTCCACAAGGTTCTCCGATGAGTGGAATTGGAAATGAATCAAAAATACAGTCACTATCAAACTGCTTTGTCATTGAAGCCCCTGAAGATAGCTATGGAGGTATTTTAAAAACAGATCAGGAACAAGTTCAAATAATGAAAAGACGAGGAGGTGTAGGCTTTGACGTTTCTACAATTCGTCCAAAAGGTATGTTTACTTCAAATGCTGCAAAAACAACTGACGGTATTGAAGTATTTTTGGATCGCTTTTCTAATTCTTGTCGTGAAGTTGCACAAGGTGGAAGACGTGGTGCATTAATGCTTTCTATTTCAGTGCATCATCCTCAAGTAATGGATTTTATTAAAATTAAGCGTGATCTTACGAGAGTTACAGGTGCAAATATTTCTGTTAGAGTAACAGATGAATTTATGAAAGCTGTTAAAGCAGGCACAGAGTATACGCAAAGATGGCCTGTAGATTCAGAGACGCCTGAAGTTCACGATCATGTTGATGCCAGAGAAATTTGGGATGCATTGATTGAAGGTGCACATGCCTCTGCAGAACCTGGTGTATTGTTTTGGGATACAGCAACAAGGATGACTCCTTCTGATGCTTACACAGATGTAGGGTTTGGCAGTGTATCAACAAATCCATGTGGTGAAATTATTCTTTCACCCTATGATTCATGTCGTCTAATGCTGGTTAATCTCACAAATTTTGTGAAAAATGCATGGAAACCAGATGCTGAGTTTGACTGGGGTAAATTTAGAGAAGTATCACGAAAAGCACAACGTTTAATGGATGATATGATCGATCTAGAAATAGAACAAATTGATAAGATTCTAGCAAAGATCGATGCAGATCCTGAGCATGAAATCACAAAAGCACCAGAAAGAAACTTATGGCAGACAATTAAAAATGTTGCAGTTGCAGGACGTAGAACTGGTTTAGGTATAACGGGATTAGGTGATGCAATTGCAATGTTAGGTCAAAGATACGGTTCAGAAGAAAGTATTGAGACTACAGAAGAAATATATAAGTGGTTATCATTAGCATCATATGAGGAGTCCATTCAACTAGCAAAAGAACGTGGATCATTTCCTATCTTTGATATTGATAAAGAAAAAGGTCATGAGTTTTTAGATAGAGTTATTTCTAGTCTTACACCTGAAGTACAAGAAGATTATAAGAAGTACGGTCGTAGAAATATTGCAAATACAACGACAGCCCCTGCTGGTTCTGTTTCTTGTCTCACTCAAACTACGTCAGGAATCGAACCTGCTTTTATGCTGTATTATAAACGACGCAAGAAAGTTCAAAACGGTGAAGAAGTAATGTTCGTAGATGACCTTGGAGACGAATGGACAGAGTTCAACGTTTATCATCATGCTTTCAAGCAGTATTTGAATCACACCATGACGTTCTATACAGAAGACATGCGAGAAAATCTATGGAAAGACTCCGACATCAAAATTGCTGTGGAAGGTTCTCCGTATTATGGTGCCACCGCAAATGAAATCGATTGGCGAGCAAAAGTAAAACTTCAATCAGTCGCTCAAAAATGGATCTGTCATGCAATTTCGAATACAACAAATCTTCCAAATGATATTGATGTAGAAACTGTAAAAGATATTTACATGCTTGGATGGGAACTAGGCTGCAAAGGTGTGACTGTATATCGTGATGGTTCTAGATCTGGTGTTTTAATATCTTCTGATGCAAAGAAAGAAGAGACAACAGGATTTACTGAAAGACATGCTCCGAAGAGACCTGAAGTTTTGGAATGCGACATACATCATACATCAGTTAAAGGTCAAAAGTGGGTTGTTCTAATAGGACTTCTTGATGGTAAACCTTATGAAGTTATTGGAGGAGAAGCTGATCAAATAGAAATACCTCGAAAATATAAACGAGGAACTCTACTTAAAAGAATCTTTAAAACTGCTAATAGTAAATATGATTTAACTGTAGGCGAAGGTGATGATGCAATGTCAATTAAAGATGTTGTGAGTATTTTTAATAATCCTAATCATGCCGGTTATACTAGAGTTATTTCAACATCCTTGCGTCATGGAGTTCCTGTACAATTCTTGGTAGAACAAATGCAGAAAGATAAAGAAGCAGATTTGTTTAGTTTTTCTAAAGTAATAGCTAGATGTCTTAAAAATTATATCTTAGATGGTACAAAAGCTAGTGATAATGTTTGTATTGAATGTGGAACTGAGGATTCTTTAGTTTATCAAGAAGGGTGCGTATCTTGTAAATCTTGCGGATCTAGTAAATGTGGCTAACAAATAGCTTCTAAATATATGATAATCCTTTTAGTAGTAGATAATTATTGCTAAAAGGATTTTTTTATGTATATAACAGAAGATGAATTTACAAAAATAATCGATGAAGAAATAAGAAAAGTTAAAGGAGGATGGAAGGTGTATCCTAAGAAACCTAAAAAAGGAGAAAAAAGGAGAAAAGCACTTTCTAAAAAACCACATAAAACTTATAAAGCTGCATTGAGTCAGCTAAGAGCAGTTGAAAGATCTAAGGCTATGAGAGAGGGGTATGTTAAAAAATATATATTTAAAGATAATGATACTAATTTAAGTATAGAAAATGTAAAAGCACCACCAGTTCTAAATATCAATAATTTAAGATCAATTATGAATAGATACTATGATGAAAGTTCTAGAGAAGTTATTAATAGAAAATATCCAGAAACTATAGGAAGAACTAAAACTACATTTGCAATGAATAGGCAAATACAAAATTTTATGAAAAACTTAGAAAGTGATGAGCTTTATAGACTTCAAGAAGAAATATATAAAGAAGCAAGAAATAAATTGTTAAGCTTTGTATATTCTGTTTTAGAAGCAAATCCTAAAACTAAATCTGATTATCCTACTAAAGGAAAAGTAACAGATGCTACAAAAAAGAGTAAACTACTTTTAACACGTAATGATATTCCAGATGTTGATATGTTTAATAGCTTAGAACAAGTACCTTTTAGATCTGTTTTGAGAGTTGCTTTAGATCCGCAAGAAGATGTAATGGGATTACAAAAAAATGCAATGAGCTTTGATCTTCTTAATGGTGAAAGTATAGAAGCACAGTTAGATGCTTATGTTAATCAAGTTAATTTAGATAAAACTGATCCTAAAATAGGCGATGATAGAAATAAAAAATTAATTCAATATATGGATACAGGTGTTGTTTAAAATGTAAATCATACACTAATATGTTATTATTATAACATAAAGGAGATATACATGAGATATAAATTTAATCGTTCACCGCTTATTAAAGAATTGGAACTTCACAATAATCCGGTAACAATACGTGTAAATAAGTTTACTGAA